TTTTTTCAAAAACATAGGATATAATAAGATCATAGAAAAGTGTACAAGGTTCATTAACCTCCTTTCCTAAGGACCGCAGGCCTAACGGCTTTGCGGTCTTTCTATTTATCCTGAAATTGTGGTGGTGGTATGGCAATATTAAAAAACCCCAGACATGAAAAATTTGTACAAGGGCTTATCCAGGGCATGAGCCAAAGAAAAGCATATCGTGAAGCGTTTCCAGCGGCTTCAAAGTGGAAGGATACAACAGTTGATGTAAAAGCCAGCAAGTTGTTTTCCGATGATAAGGTTTTGGTAAGGTATGAAGAATTAATCGATGAATCAAAAAACAAGGCAATTTTAAGCAGAATTGACCGCATGATGATTTTAACGGAGATTGCGGGAGATGATCAAGAGAAACCGGATTCACGAATGAAAGCAATCGATCTGCTTAATAAAATGGACGGCGAGTATATCAATAAGCTGGAATTGACCCAGCCGATAGATAACTCCATAAAGGAGATGGAGGACTATTTTGAACAGCAGAAAAAAAGAAGTTCTCAGCCTTTTATGGAATGAACCTTATAAAATCGGGCATTGGGTAGGGTTTGCTGACTTAACAGAACTGCACAATAAATGGCTTCGGTCGTTTTTATATGCTAAAGAAGATCAAACACTACTAGCTCACAGGGGATCTTACAAAACCACAGATTTATCATTGTTTCTTGCGCTCCATATTATCGAAAGCCCAAACGAAAACGTAATTTTTTTTAGAAAGACTGACACTGACGTAACAGAGGTAATCCGGCAGTCGCAAAAGATATTAAATTCTACGATTTTAAAAAAGTTAGTTTACGCGCTTTATGGTGTGGATTTGGTTCTTTTAAAAGAAACGGATTCTGAAATAGATACCAACCTTCATACATCGACAAAGGGTGCTTCGCAGATTGTGGGGCTTGGAATAGGCACTTCGATTACCGGAAAGCACGGCGATATTATAGTTACTGACGATATTGTGAATCTGAAAGACCGTATCAGCCGCGCCGAAAGGGAAAAAACAAAAATACAGTACATGGAGCTGCAAAATATAAAGAACCGCAGCGGTAGATTTATTAATACAGGAACTCCTTGGCACAAGGACGATGCAATCTCTATTATGCCGAATACGTACAAATTTGACTGTTATTCCACGGGCCTTATTGATAGAGAAAAACTGAACGCCCTTAGACAGTCTATGAGCGATTCACTGTTCGCGGCAAATTATGAATTGAAACACATTGCGGATAAAGACGCTATGTTCCAAAACCCGAAATTTATTGACGATGAGTATCTCATTTACAATGGGCTTGCGCACATTGATGCCGCTTACGACGGAGAAGACGGAACAGCGTATACAGTGTTCAAAAGGCTTTCAGATGGGCGTATTGTCGGATTTGGAAAGCGCTGGAATAAACACGTAGACGATTGCTTACAAGAAATTTCGGTTTTACATAAGCGCTTTAGGGCGGGGTCAATTGCATGTGAGAAGAACGCTGACAAAGGATACCTGGCAAAAGAATTAAGGGAACTTGGCTATGCGGTGGATATCTACAGCGAATCCACGAATAAATTCGTTAAAATATCGACGTATCTAAGGAGCGCATGGAAGGATATATTTTGGTTGGAATCAACAGATCCGGAATATATCAATGAAATTCTGGATTATTCTGAATTTGCGGAACATGACGACAGCCCGGATTCTGCCGCGAGCCTTCTTAGAAAGCTTGAGCAGAGGACGAAATACAATCCCATAAAAGGAGGAATTTGACTTGTTTCGACTGGCAAACGATAAGCGGTTAACCGTTGAGAATTTGGGATGCTTTATTGATAAGCACAGAGAAATTGTTCAGAATAGATATAATCCGCTAATGGACGCCTATAGAACGAAATACCCGATTTTTTCTCAAAAATCAAAACCAAATTGGAAACCGGATAAGAGAATCGCTGTTAACTTTGCAAAATATATCACGGATACAATGAACGGTTTTTTTATCGGTATTCCTATAAAGGTCTTGTGTGACGAAGATAAAAGAGTTGCGGAATATGTGGAGTTTTTGGATAGCTACAACGATCAAGACGATAACAATGCGGAGTTATCTAAATTATGTGACATTTACGGGAAAGGATATGAACTTTATTACGTAGATGAACAAGCCAACATTGGGATAACTTATGTTTCCCCGATGGAGGCGTTTTTTATTTATGATGATTCTGTGCTGGAGCGTCCAAGATACTTTGTAAGGCTTTATAAGGATTCTGATGAGATTATTCGCGGCAGTGTGTCCGATGAACAAACAGTGCGCTATTTCACAATGGAAGGGGGATTGCATTTTCTTCCGGAATACGAAAAGGTGCACGGATTTGAAGGGGTTCCAGCCTCGGAATATCGTGAAAACGAAGAAGAAATTGGAATTTTTGAGCCGGTAATGACTATGATTAACGAGTACAACGAGGCGATTTCTGAAAAAGCAAATGACGTAGCGTATTTTGCGGACGCCTATTTAAAAATACTGGGAGCAAAGCTCACAAAGGAAGAACTGGCTAGTTTAAGAGACAACCGCATTATAAACTTTGACGGAAGCGATTCCAGTTCTCTCATAGTAGAATTTTTGCAAAAACCGAACGGGGACACTACCCAGGAAAACCTATTAAACCGGCTAGAAAAACTGATTTTTCAAATTTCTATGGTGGCTAATATTTCTGATGAGAGTTTTGGATCTGCCTCTGGGATCGCACTGAAATACAAGCTGCAAGCTATGAGCGATTTAGCTAGGACCAAGCAAAGAAAGTTTACCAGCGGAATGAACCGGCGTTATAAACTGATTTTCAGTAATCCGGTATCTGGTATGAAAAAAGACGACTGGGTGAAACTGTCTTATCAATTTACGCAGAATTTCCCGGCAAATCTGTTAGAAGAAAGCCAGATCGCGGGCAACCTTGCAGGAATTACAAGTAAACAGACGCAGCTTAAGGTTCTTTCCGTTGTGGATAATGTTCAGAATGAGATTGATCAAATAGAGAAGGAGCAGGACGAAGACGGATATATGACAGATTATCCGACGAACAGAACGGTGGTAGAAGATGTCATACTGGGCGAATCGGCAGAAACAATTGAATCAAGCGGCTGAAAAAGAAGAATCAAAGTTAAAAAAGAGACTGTCCAAGTATTATGATTCCGAGTTTCGAAAGCTGGAAAAACAAATTGCCGCTTATTATCAGGAATATGGGGAAAATAATGTAATTGAATACAGGAAGCTGATGGAGGCGCTTTCTGACGAGGACAAGCGGCTTCTAATTGAACAAATGGACGAGTTTGCCAAAAAATACCCGCAGTACGCCCATCTTATGCCGGTTCGCGAGAGCATATACAAACTGAACCGTCTGGAGGGACTGCAATATTCCGTTATTATGCGGCAGGCGGAAATAGCTGGGCTGGATAATGATGAGATTACCTCTCACTTGAATCGTTTAGCGGCAAAAGGCATTAATTACAGCATGGAAGCGCTTGGGTTCGGAAAGAATTTTTATTCTGTTAATTCAGACATCATAAAAAGGTTTGTTGATGTTCCGTGGAGCAACGGCGAGAATTTTTCAAAACGAATTTGGAATGATACTCAGAAGCTGGCTCAATATTTAAATCAGGATATCGCGCAGGGAATCGCGCGCGGCGACAGCTACGACAGACTGGTGAGACAGCTTAGAAAGCGTTTCAGCAACGTAAACCGGCGTGACGCTTACCGCCTGATTTACACAGAGGGAACCTACGTGATGGCAGAATCCACTATACAGCCGTTCGAGGAGGATTTTGAATACTATAAGCTGTCCCCGCTGATGGACGAAAAAACTTGTACAATATGCAGAGGACTGGCTGATAAGGTGTTTAAAATCAGCGAACGTCAGCCGGGAGTAAACTTCCCGCCGATTCACCCTTGGTGCCATTGTGCTTGGGAATTTGAAGTGGGTGATTGGGATAAGTGGATAGACGACTATGTAAAAAAACATGGAGGGGATAAAAAGCAGGCGGAAACGATAGAAAATCGATTGAAATCAGATTCGGAAAGTAATATAATAAAGTTGCCTAGATACTGGGAAGCTGCTATTCCAAGAGAGAAGTTTTTAGAATATGCCCTCAACCCCCAAAAGGATCAGGACAAAGCTAAAGCTTTTAAATCGGCACTAGGATATACAATGGAAAATGCAGATGACTTGATCCAGCAAATATATGATAAGCTTCCCGAGTATGAAGCAAAGGAAAAAACTGATAAAGGCTGGGGAAAACGCTACGAAGTAAGAATGGAATTAACGGGGCCAAATGGAAAGACCGCAAAGGTAATAACCGCATGGATTGATGATAAGAATACGGGACAGATGAGATTAACTTCCGCTTATATAGACAAGGAGTGATACTGTGAGACTAGAAATGTTTGATAAGGTTCTCTTAAAAACCGGAGAAACAGCATTTATTGTTGAAATTTTTGACGACGGCGCAGCCTATGAAATGGATATCAATAAAAAAGACGGAAAGACCGTAACAGATACAGTCTGGCCGGATCAAATTGAAAAAAAGCTTTAGAAGCCACCAGTCAAAAACGGCCGGTGGTTTTCTTATGCCCATTTTTAAGGAGAGACTTTATGAACTACATCATAAGCGATAAAGCATACGCACAATGGCTTTCTGAATCCATCGGGTATATGGATAAGCGCAAAGTAGAAAAGTTGGCGTTAATCGGTATTGATCATGATACAGGTGAAGTGATAACAGGGTATTATAACTGCCTAATGTCGGATAAGGCGGTTATGGCAGCCAATATACAGGCTGACGCTATCCTTGACAGCGTAATGGCGAACGCGGATTCTATCGTGCAAAAAGCGGAAGAAATTG